TGTCTGAGTTACTTTGCCCGCCCCCGCCACCTCCACCACCATTTGCGGATATGTCTGTACCGTTATAAGTAAATACAGTATTGCCTCCAGGTTTACCTGGTCTTCCGTCTTTCAAGTTTCCAAATGTAGCTTCTAAACCTGGTTTTACAAGTTCACTTCTATTATTTGGTTGTCCACACATTCCACCACTTCCAATAGAGCAAGAATATGTATTCACACTAGGATCTATATCAAACATTTTACTAAACATTGCACCTCCGCCACCACCCGCGCCACCACCCGCGTCCGATTCCCCGTTCGAATCATCTCTGTCCTCAGCGCCACCACCACCACCACCTCCTCCTCCACCAATACAAACAGCCAACATTCGTTTAACACCAGCAGGAATTGTCCGGTTTAAATTAGTATTGCCACTAGTGTCCGCAGTTGCTGTAAAACTAGTGAATGTTGTTTGGTTAGTATAATATGCCGTGCCCTTATGTAGTCGATATTTTGGACAAAATTCAAATTGTTTTCCGCCGTTACTGTAAGGTATTTTTGCCGCATAATCACTGTTATAACCACTTGCGTCAGTATTAGTGGTAAATGGTGTTAAAAACGTCAAATTATTGCCGCCATTAACGCCATTAACGGTATATCCGGTCATAGTAGTACCTGTACCAGCTTGAAAAATATTAGATATATCAACTGTATTACCTGTGTCGTTTGTATAATAAAAATTCATTATATATAAAAGATATATAAAATATCTGCACCATCGGATATACACTAATGGTGCGGTATTGGTAATATTTTGCTGTTTTGCTGTACATAGTGCATTGTGGAGTTTTATAAATCTTTACCCGCATAAATCGCCGTCCAGAAATCAAGACTATACAAAAAAATTGTATACGACTAATCTTAACAACACGTAAACCCACCTTAAACAAAATCCGCCCCAATATTAACTAAATGTCGGCACACAATTTGGATATCAACAATTATTCTCTCGAAGAAATCTTCGGATTATTTGACCTCGACTACAGTCTCACCGATGATGCTATGCGCGCGGCCAAAAAGAAGGTCCTAATGACTCACCCCGACAAGTCTCGACTTCCCGCCAATTATTTCCATTTTTATAAGCAAGCTTATGAAATCGTGCTAAATATTTACAAACAAAAGTCAAAGTTCAACGAGCAGGCATCGCCGACAGCCGTCGTATATAGCCCAAATGTGGTTGCCTCTAAATCCGTCGGCAATGCCGATCAGGATGACCACGTCGCCCAGCAAATGGCCTCCATCGCCAAAAAGATGGACGGCGGAGCTTTCAACAGCAAATTCAATGATCTCTACGACAAGAATATGGTCAAAAAACAGGACACGTCGCGCTACGATTGGTTCAAACAAGCGGAACCTGTATTGGATGATTTTAGTAATAAACACGTCAACCCAAAAAATATGGGTGCCGAATTAGAAAACGTGAAACAACGGCAAGCGGCGCTCCAAGTGTATAAGGGCGTTCAGGAAATGCGGATGTCTGGAGGCGGCGCAACTAGCTGCTACGACGTGGATGATGGCGACGATTATGTTGCCTGCGATGTCTTTAGCAAATTGAAATTCGACGACCTGCGTAAAGTTCACAAAGACCAAACGGTTTTCTCAGTTTCAGAGAAAGATTATGAGAAGCGACCGCAATATAAGACGGTGGACCAGTTTGTAAAAGACCGCGACGCAGGCGGAGGGACAACGCCCTTGGCGAAAGAACAAGCAACATCACTTTTAGCGCGTCAACAAAAAGAATATGAACAGACCATTATGAACAAACAACATCGCGACTATATGCTTCAAAAAGAATACGAGGAAAAACAGAAGTCGGTGCGCGCGGCATTCCTACAATTACGATGAATACCTCTAATATTTAGCACAGAGATGTAAAAATATTTGCATATAATATATAGATGCCGTCTTCAAAAAAAAAGAATAATAATAAGAAGAAGAATAAGCTTTTGAAAGGAGGAAAGTCTTGTCCGACTGGTTCGCACAAAGTCTGTATAACTACTGGCCAATTAGACAAGCTTTTGAAACAAGTCGCAGTAAAGAAGAGAACTAAGAAGCTAAGAAAGGCAAACCCAAATAAGAGAAAGAACCAGGGAACCGTCAAGGTAATTCCAGAGAAAAAGGAATCTTTTTTGGGAAGTATGTTTGGGTCCGATGAAGAGACTTTACCGAAGGTTGTACCAAAATCCGTAGAAGAGAAATCGATAGAAGAGACGTCAAAACCTGTAGAAGATACTTCGATAGGAGCAGTTGAAACTGAATCTAAGGAAGAGTCTATTACACAAAACCCTAAAAAAGAGGAACAAAAATCATTTCTAGGAAGCATTTTTGGAACTGAAGAGAAAAAGCCTGCTGCTCCCGCCCAATAAATAATACCAACCCCATGTGGTAAGTATTATTCCATCTGCGTAATGGTGTGTATCAGCGTAAAAACTATATCGTAAATATATAAGAAACCATTCAGAATGTTTGATAGAAAAAACGCATACCAGTATTTAGCAGCAGTTTTTGTTATTGGAATTGCGAGTTATTTTGGCGACAAGATAAAGCAAGGTCTTACCAGCAACGACGCTGAGAATGAGATGATTCGCCAATATTTGCTGAATGAATCGCCGCTATACGGAATGAATCGCCCCAAACTGTGGATCCACACATCTTACGAGAAAAACGCCCGCCAATGGAAGGATTTCTATACTCGCAATAGCACCGATTTGAACCAGCCTTATATCCACATTATCATCAAGTCTATTATCAATCATTGTGGCGGCGATTTCAATATTTGTCTCATTGATGACGAATCGTTTACGCGTCTGTTGCCCGATTGGAAAGTGAATATGCTGAGTGTACCCACCCCCTTGCGGTCGGTTTATCGCGAATATGGGATGATGCGTCTCCTACATTTATACGGGGGCATTACGGTGCCGAATTCCTTCATTTGTCTGAAATCGCTGAAACCGATATATGAGAACTGTTCGGAGGGGAATCCGTGCGTGGGCGAGGAAGTAAATCGCACATCCAGCGCGGGCTCGGCGTTTGCGCCGAGTATGAAGTTCGTATGCGCCCGAAAAGGGTGCCCGGTGATTCGTGAATTCATCGAGTATTTGGATACGCGCACGGCCAATACATTCTTGTCGTCAGAAGCGGAATTTTTGGGACTGTCTCAGAAATGGTTGAGTGAGAAAATCCACGCGGGAACCATTGAGCAGATTAATGGGAAAAGTACTGGCGTGAAAACAACACGCGGAAAACCAATTTTACTGGAGGATTTGATGAGCGAGGACTACCTTGATTTAGACAAGGACGCATATGGGATTTATGTTCCTGCCGATGAGGTTTTGAAACGCACCAAATATCAATGGTTGGCGCAACTGTCTTCGGCTGAAGTAATGAAAACTAACATTGTTATTGTGAAACACCTGAAAGCCTCTATTGTAGATACTACAAATGAATATTTCACAAACAAAGAGATCAAGAGTGTTGCAGCAATTTAATGAAAATTCATGTAAATAAATATCATTATATATTATATATATTATGATACACCTATCTATGCGTAGTTTATTTACAAATAACGCTCAAGTATATTATAAGCCGAATAGTTTATCAACAAGCGGCGGCGGCAGTGGCGTAAAAAACTCTCGTCATATACGACGTAGAGTTTAGACCCTTGAATGATATATATAAAAATTGATATAGTATTGCGAATAGTTATATTTCATCTCCGATTCCACCTCTATGTCTGAAAATTTACATATTTGGCGCAAAATGTTAGTGAAACTACTGTATGTATGTTGACGTTCTAAATAAAACAGCTTGGAAGTATGGTAATAATTGCGCAGCGCCAAAACAAACGCCCCATGTAAATCCAAGAAAATCATTTTTCTATATGCATTTAAATCGAAAAAATAATAAGTGTCGGTTTTTAAACAAACCTTTTCTAATAAATCGAACAACAGACATGTTGGAATCGCTTGCTTAAATGTTTTTTTAAGCATATGTCTGGATAATATGTACTATACTATTACTACATATTATTTTTTATTGCATTATTTTTTATTGTCATCTTATTTCTCGTCATCTTATTTCTCGTCATCTTATCTCTCGTCATCTTATTTCTCGTCATCTTATTTCTCGTCGTCTTATTTCTCGTCGTCTGAACTACTATAACTGATTGGGTTCTCATTTTGCTCCTTGTATGCGTTAAATAACGTCAATAAGTTATTGGCAAAAAAAGACAGCTCAATCACATCTTCGTGAACCTTGTGGAAAATCGTAATGTATTTACAAAGGAACGGTAAAATCTCATATTTCAGTTCTTCGTCGATTTTATCCGTCATTTTCACAAACGAAAAGAAGTAGTCCAATATATCAATAACCGAATAACCATACTCGTGAACCTCATACAACGTAAGAACAGCGGTTTTCAAATCCTTCTTATACAAACTATCGACAAACCGTTCAAAGTGGACGTACGAAATGTTTGCGCAAAGACGTTGCGCAATATCAAGCGTCACGTGTATTCCCAAGATATAAATCTTTTCCAAATAATTGATTAGCACGCGCACCGAGTTGTCGCTAATATCCAATATGAATTCGCGTGCATCGGCGTCAATCAACAGATTTTCCTTTGCTATAATCTTTTCCATAGTCTCAACCAGATTTTCACGTTTACATGGGTTTATCTTGATAATGTGAAGTCGTGATTGAAGACTTTCATTGACCTTTTGGATATTTGTGCATACTGAAATAAATAATAAATTGTGGCTGTGCTTGTCGATGTAATTGCGGAATACCTGCTGACTCTGTTCGTTCATAAGGTCAATGTCGTCTACAATTATCATCTTCTTTTTGCCCTTAATGTTGGAACGCGACTGACAGAAAGTCTTCATCTCACTGCGGAAATAATGGATGCCTTGTTCTTTCAAATTATTGATTAGCAAAATATTGTCTTCAGGAAAAGACGCATTAATCGGTAAATTGTAATAATCGCGGATAAACGCATCAACAAGCGAGGTTTTTCCAGAACACGAGTTACCGACAAGGAGAATATTTAGCTCATCAATATCAATCAACATTTTCAACACGCGATTATGCGCGGGTTCCAAAAAGAAATCATCAATTTTGTATGGTTTGTATTTTGCTATAAATGTTGTTTCATCTAATACACGATGTGTTTGCATATTTAGTAGGTAGATAATATAAGACACACAAATTGTTTATATGATTTATAAAAAACATATTTGTTCGTAAACGAATGTAAAATAAAGGCTGATTTATATGTATAATGCCGACCCATTACGAGACCCTCGGGATTTCAAAAGACGCGAATGAAACAGAAGTGAAAAAGGCTTATCGTGCCTTATCGTTCAAACACCATCCTGACCGTGATTCGAGCGATACCGCCAATCAAAAAATGCAGGAGATTAATACGGCATACGAAGTATTGAAGGATGAAAGTACCAGAAAAGAATATGATGATGAATTGGATGGTGTTAGACGCGGACCACCTGGGTTCCCGCCTGGGTTCCATCATGGATTTGCTCATGGCGGACCCGATCTGGGCAGCATATTCGAAATGTTTTTCAATGGTGGCGGACCCAATATCGAAATAATACATGGAGGGCCCAATATTTTTTTTCAGAGACATATTAGTAAACCACCAATTATAAACAAAACAGTTGAAGTCAATATTAAGGACGCCTACAATGGTATTACAATGCAGGTCGAGATACAGAAAACAACACAGCGAGGTGATTTACAAATAACAGAAATGGAAACAATGTATTTGAATATTCCAAAAGGAATAAATGATGGCGAAGCAATCATTCTTGGAGAATGTGGAAACACGATTAACGGGAATATTCGCGGAGATATTCGCATAATTATTCAAATAACGAATGATAGTTGCTTTATTAGAAATGGACTTGATTTGGTTTTCAAGAAGAAGCTCACATTGAAGGAGGCGTTGTGTGGATTTAATTTCCAAATAGAACACTTGAATGGTAAGACTTTGGGTATTAACAATACCACGACTATTATACCATCTGGTTCAAAAAAAGTAATAAATACAATGGGTATGATTAAAGAAGGACAACCACCAGGAAATTTGATTATTGAGTTTGAAATCGAGTTTCCGACGACTCTTTCGCCTGAACAAAAATCGGGCATTGGAGCATTGCTAGTATAGAGCCGCGTTATTTAGAACGTTTTCGTTTTGATTTGTTTTTCTTTTCTTTCTTTTTATAATATCGCGTTTTTTTCTTTTTTCCACCGCTAATTGGCGGTTCCTCTTCCGTTGGTTCCTCTTCCGTTGGTTCCTCTTCCGTTGGTTCCTCTTCCGTTGGTTC